TCAAATTCTGGTGGACTAATCCAAGTGCCACGTTGCTTATCAAACGTGCAATTCAATGCTTTAGCTCTCATTAACATTGCTTGGCGCATGTTCTGGTAATACATGTGTTCTTTATCAAGCGACTCAGTTAATTGATTAAGGTCACCTGCATGCTCAGCTTCTTCACAGCTTTGTTTCCAGTTTTCTAGCTCTTCTTGGGCTTTAGCTGCTGCAAGTTGTGCAGGCGTTAAGGTGTTAATGTGATCTTTAGCTTGAGTAATCAGGTCAGCCAAGAAAGTAGGATGTGCTTTAAGATCTGGTACCCACACTTCACCAGTTTCACCACCTAAAGCACCTGAGTTTTTCGCATGATGTGTAGGCGAAGGTTTGAAATTAATAACGCGGGCATTTTTACCTTCACCAGTAGTAACAGTTGTTAGATAACCCATGACATCTGCTATACGGTAAAGCTCGTTACGGTTTTTACCACCTAGATCTGGTCGGTAAATAATTTGATCACCGTTTTGATCTTCTGATGCGTGTGCAATGAAAACAACATCTTTACCTAAACTGATCAAAGTATTGATGTATTGCTTGAACGTTTGGTTCGCTAAACCTTGAGCCTTTAACTTTAAAGAACCATCTTTTTGACGGTTATTTGCCGTAAGTAACAGGTGGGTTTTAATGCATTCAAGCATTGCACCCACGGTATCAATGACAACGGTTTTATATGGTGCTAAGTCCTGCGGAGTAAGGTTTGCAACATCACTCCATTGTTGAACCTGTACAACTGCACCACGACGTAATTCACCAGTACGGTGAGCACCACGGTCAAAGTCAAAAGAAATTGCTTTTTCCGCAGTAAAGCCCATCGATGATTTACCTAAACCCGGATCTGCGTATAGGTACACAATAATTGCTTGAACCAATAAAGTTTGGTCAGCAGTAATAATCGGTAGAGCCATTTTTATTATCCTTATCTTGAGCCAGTGAAGCCGCGCTTAGTTTTATAAGCTTTGCGGTCATAAGTAGGAATGTTTGTTTCACGCAGTTTTATTGCGAGCTGCTTTCTGCGTTGAAAGTCGATTTCTTGTGTGAGTTCATTCCAAACTTTTGGATAGTCGGTTTGAAACTTATACACATTTAAAGGCGTCTTAAATCCGTCTTTAACTTTGTAAAGAACTGAGCCATTAGCATTAGATGCGTACACTTGCCAGCCAATACGAACAGAGTAGAGACCCTTATCATCACGGCCTAAAAATGACTTGTAGCCGTCAGGGTGTTTTTTGAAATTAGTCATCTTTAAGCCTCCACCAACTTGTTACGTTCGATGAAACCTTTTAGAAGACCATTGATGTTTCGGATGTCTTCAAATTCGGTGAAATCGTTATATGACTTACCATTAACATCAGTGATTTCATTTACTGTGAGTTGGGTAATATCAACAGCGGTGAATTCAGAACCCGGAACGCCGTAGCTGTCTGGATGAGCTTCAAAATCAAAGCTAACGTTTAAACGGAAGCTATCTAATTTAATTACAGCAACGCCAGAATGTTTACCTGTGATTTTCGCGGTTAACACACCGTAAGTACTTGGTTGAGTTTTAGGTGTAAAAAGAGTAGGTGCTTCTTTTGTTTGGAAAGCTGGCTGCAATTGGCAAGCAACTAAAGAACCACCAGAGATTGCAAGGGCAGCCATGCTGACAAATGCAAAGGAGTTGAAAGGGGTAGCTTTTACGTTCATAATTGATCTCGCAGTTTGCAAAAGCACATCGGACCTGGGGAGGGGCGGTGTGCTTTTTTGATGTCTACGAGATAAATATAAGAAAACTTAGTTTTATTGTCAATAAGAAATCTTATTTTAATTTAAGAAAGCTTACTTTTATGCTTTAATAGACAAAAGAAAACCCACACGGGGTGGGTTGGATGGGGGAAATATAAAAATAATTAAAACAAAAATCCAAGTTTTGAAAATAAATAAGACCAGTTACCACATTCAATATTTAGTTTTTCACAAATATTGGGAACTTTCATGTTGTGGCCTTGTGATTTAGCATCCCAGTTTAAAAAAGGATTTCTTTGCTCGCACGTTATAACACAAGCATCTGAACCATAATGATGAGCCAAACTAACAACATCAAGATCAGCGTAATTATCTTTTGTTACGTGGTGTGAATTTTTTGATGCATTATATTTTAATAACTCTTGTTTTAAACCAAGGATTGATGCTCCGTGTTCATTTGGCTTGATTTGATGAACGCAGAAACGATCAAGAAAGGCATGAAATATTGATTCATCATACTCATAGTCTGCAATCTTTTGTTCAATTTCATGCAAAACAGCTTCACACATATAAAACTTAACTTGGTTGGCTAGTCTGGAGCTTTCTAAAGAACTCCATATTTCCTTAAATATTTGTTCTGGATAATTTCTGTAACAAAAGTCTAATACAGCATTTGTATCTAAGCTAATTTTAATCATTATTAGAAGACCTTTTGCTGTAATTCTTTAAAGGCTGACGGTTTTGATGTCTTATGGAATCCAAGAATATTTTTGGCGGTATTGGATGATATGCGCTCTTGCCACATTGCACTCATAACTTTTTCAACAAAGTTGTAGCCAAAATACTTTAAGACCATATTTTCCTTCTTAGAACCGAACCCCCCACCATTTTCTTTGGGTTTGATGTAATCTAAATAATCAGCAAGCTGATCTTGATTTATTAATCCAAGTATTTTTAACTGAATGGCAATAGCTGCCTTGCTTGCTTTTGTTTGTTTTCGAATAAGAATAACATTCTCTTCGATGGTTAAATTTTCATTAAAGCAATCAGCCACAATATTTTTTGGGGCTAAAACATACCCTGTAACTTGATCACAATATTTTTCAAGACTATTGTCAGATTCTAGTAATCGCCCATCAAAGACACTACTACCTAATCCCAAATGGACAATTTCATGAACTAAAGTAAATAGCTTTCTAGATTGAGATTGTCCTGAGCTAAAAATGGCAATAATGGGTACCGCATCAAAATACAAACACATACCATCCGAGCCAAATTTATCACGCCCTCTATCTATAACTACTACATCCATGAGCTCTACAATGTCTCTCCAAGCATTAAAGTAATCATCTGAATTCTTGATTTTTTTGCTGTGTGTGTAAAAACCAAAATAGTCAATTATTGCTTGAGCATCTTCTTCTGCATTAGTTCCGCTAAGCTTCAAATCGAAAGCTTTAGGCTCTTCATTCAGAGAACTTAATATAGATATAAAGTTATCTCTAACTTGGCAAAATTCCTGCACTAAAGCATTTTCTTTATATCTATCTTCTGGGATATCTATATGATTTCTAAATTCTATTATTTCAGGCGTATTACGCTCATAGATAAAATTATCAGTTGTTAGATACACTGTTGGCACAAATAAAACTTTTGAAATAGTTTCTAATTGGCTCAGCTTAAATACTTCAACTTCATCCAAGGCCTTATTAATTTTGCTTTGAGATATCTTAGTTAAATTGGCGAGTGCACTCGCTGACACATTCATGTCAGTCATATAGCGCCTTAGCGCATTTGGTGAGTGTTTAACCAATTCAATAACCATCAGTCTTTAAAAGCCTCTTGTAGATACCTAGCATTATACTAGATTTATTTTAGCATTTGCTGAATTTAGCCCAATTAATTCCCAATCCAAAACCCCACAAAGCAGCGTAATGTCTGCCTTCACCTTATCCAATGACTGTGTCGGGTTCACAGTTTATTAATCTTTGGTTTTATTAATCTTTTGCCCAAGCTTTCCTTCTTTTACCAACTGCACTACTTGTTCATTAGTAAGCACAGAAATAAAGACTTTGTCGCCAATATCTTTAGAAAGAATCTTCACTTCTTCGGCTGTTAGCACCAAAGCTTCACCATGTTTCGCAGCATCATTGATGCGAGCAATAATCTGGTTGATTGGTAGTTTAGAGCTATCCATAAGTCTTCCTGTGATTAATGCGAATAAGGATGTTCTTGTCTGTGCTGACTTGGTGGTACGATGTCAGTAATAGCTGTAATGCTTTCTACCTCATCCATTTCAAAGAAAAATCGCTCACCACCATTCACAGAAAGCAAGCTTAAAACCCCGCCATTTATGCCAACAAATTCTTTAATTGTGCATCTTCCATCCTTCAAGCATACCTGAACAAACTCATTCGGCACGAGTTCCGCATCTGGATCACAAACCACATACCAGCCATTACGAATTGCTGGAAACATTGAGTCGCCAGTGCCTTTAATGCCATAGGCTCTTGGTCCTGCTGAGTGAGTTGGAACATACCCATCTCCAGCATTGCCTTCATAACCCATATCTGTGAAATAGCCATCCATGCCCATCTTGGAGTAAGCCTTAACAGGAACATATCTTTTTTGGGTGGGGAATGATTTAACAGGTGTTTCAAGAAATTTAACAGCATCTTCGCTATCGGGAATATTGTATTTTTTCTTAAAAGCTTCGATATCCAGAACTTTCAATTGTGTAACAGTGCTATCCAACTTAGGGCCGCTTTCATCTCCATTAGTTATATATGAAGTCGACACTCCGAAATAAGCGGCCATTTTGCTTAATGGGTCTGCTTTAGGAGCATAAGCATCTTTCTCCCAACCAGTGACATTGGGCGCACTAACTCCGGCGATTTTTGCCAACTCGCCTTGGGTTAATTTCTTTTCTCTTCGTAAGGCGCGAATACGCTGACCCATAGTTTCTAGATTCTTCATATAAGTTATCTTACATCTTGCAAAAATAAGTTATCTTTGTTTTAATACTAAGAAATCTTATTTTTGAGGTTGCACAAATGACCAAACAGGAAGCTTATGAGTTGCTTGGTGTCAATGGTGTTGGCTTAGCAAAGTTATTAGGAATTGAGCCACCTGCTGTTTACCAGTGGCCAAATGAAAAGATTCCTTTAGCTCGCGAATACCAAATCAGAGATTTGGCAAATGGCAAAGAACCAATCAAACGAACTACTTCAAATGCTTAGGACCTAACCATGAGCAAATTATCAGTTGATATATCTGCAAGCGCCAGAAATGGCGTATCCCGCATATTGCATGGTCTTGATATAAGCAATCAAAAAGAGATTGCTGAACAATTAAAAGTTGATCCAAGCACTATTACTCGGCTTAAAACGGATAAGAAAAACAATGGCTTGAATGAAATTGAAATGTTTTGCGAGCTATTGAGTTTACTTGGTTTAAAAGTCGTTCCTAAAGATTATCAGAGTATTGATAAGGAACGTGTTGCTGCACTTTTAGTCATGTCTAAAAGTTGGATGAACCGTATAGAAACGGTGGATGACTTATTTCATGACGAAATCAGTGGTCAAAAAGAAAAGCTTGGATATTAAAAAACCACTACCTGCTGTAACAGGAGTGGTTAGGCATTCAATTGAGGTGGATCAAATGAACACAAACAATTTATCAGAACAACCAATCGAACTCAACTCACCAGATTTTTTAATAGGTGACGTTGTAGTGCTTACTAAAGAGTGCCGTACTTTCAAATCAAATGATTTGTTTGAAGTTAAAAACAAAACTTTGACTAGTTTATGGACCATCAAATCAGAGAAACATTTGATTCTAGTTTCTTCAAAAGAAATCCGCACAGCAACAGTAGCAGAGCTCAACGCTAAACGCCGCCTAACAAAAGCTGAGCAAGCATTAGCGGAGGTGTCATGAGCAGCTTTACACAGCAAATCAAAGATTCTCTTCATCAAAGTGAAATCCAATCTTTTTATGAACCTGCATTGCGAGTGCTTGGTCACCTATTTGAGGTGAAAAAGCAAAATTTACGTAACAAAGGTTATGACGAAAATAATGCGGCGGTAACCAAAGTTGAATTTTCAGAGGCTATGGCTCGTCAATTTCGCATAACGCAGTGGTTAGCACAACAGATTGTAACCAGCTTAACCAAAGCGTGTTTGGTTGATTCGTTTGGTGGCTATGTTAAGCCAAAGGATGGTGAAAAGTGAGATATGCAGCAAGAAGAAAACAGGATATTTCCGTTTCCACCACACCGCTAGAGGTGGTAATTCCACTGGAACAACCAGTAAAGATCTATTCGGCTAAAGAATTAGCAGCCATGCCGCTTTCAGTTATGAATGCCGCAATTGAGGCTCAGGAAAGATTTTATCAACTTGAAGAATTAACTCATATGGGGGGCAGGCTATAGCAGTTCGCCGTCTCATGGAGGATGGGCACAAACTAATTCAGGTGAAAGAAAAGTCTCGTATTCGCTACAAAATCAACAACGAATTTATTCCTCCAAGAATTATTCGTCAGTTGGAAATGCGCGGTCTTGTAAAATTAGGAGCAGTCACTGATGTATAAATATCTCCACCATATCAGCGACTTTATGGTTGCTACAGCGCACCTTAGCCCAGTTGAAGAGTGCTTTTATCGCCGTGCTCTCGATTTTTATTATTTGAATGAAAAACCATTACCCAAAGAAACCCAGTCGGTTTTTCGTCGGTTACGTGCAAATACCCAAGAAGAAAGGGATGCAGTATTAATTGTGCTGCAAGAGTTTTTTGTGGAAGAGGAAGACGGGTTTCACAACAAACGTTGTGATTCAGAAATCGCCGCTTATCAAAAAGTAGGGGATAAAAATCGTGAAAATGGTAAGAAAGGTGGGCGTCCACGTAAGGAAAAACCAAAAGAAAACCAAAGTGAAGGCGACTCGGTTAATTCTGAAAACCCACAAAAACCCAGTGGGTTAATTTTGGGTTCTGAAAGTGAAAGCCAAAAAAACCTTAACCATAAACCGTTAACCGATAACCAATATATAGATAGTAGTAGTAATGCGCGTGAAGAAAATTCGCAATTTACACCAATCCAATTTGCTCAGTATCAGATCGATGATCACAAGCGTTACTCAATGCGTGAATTCATTTCTGAATACAGCGAGTTTCAATACGATTTCATCTCACTTGCTCAACAAAGATTTGTTTCGGTACCTGAAATCGACTTGAGAACCATGATTCAAAATTTCGGTGACTGGTACTTTGCAAATGAATCAAGCTCGTTGAATACACCAAGCATCTGGTTGGTTAAGTGGTTCTCTTGGGTTCAAAACAACGAGAAACAAGTTGCTGCTAACCGCAAGAAACAAGAGCAAATCAATTCAGCTGGTCAAAAACCACAAGAGTCGGGTTACTTCGCTAATCTTTTTGAAGAACAGAGCGAATCTCAAATCGTGGATGTAACCCCAGCAAAAAAGTTTCCAATGATTGAGGAGGTAGGTCATGCATGAGATTACCTTGAACGAAGTGCGTCAATTAATCGCATCTCTTCGCACTGTTTACGCTGCTCAGTTCAATAAGCAATTTCCAGCAACAGGCGAAAGCGCAATTCCTCTGTCAGTGGTTGAGCAAATCGCACTTAAAACACTGGTTGGCGTTCAACAAAATCAATTTAACAACGCACTTGCTCGATTACTTACAGCAGGTGGGCGTTTTATGCCGTCATTTG